ATGAGGTGATAAAATTGCAGGAAAAAAGACAGGTAGGCAGCGTGTACTGCATTACCAAGATAGACAAGTACGGCAAGTGCGAAAACGGCTTTGTGCCGGCTGTTGATCTGCCGCTCGGGGACAACACCCTTGGCCAGGAACTGGCGGCGGCGAGGCAGGAAATCGCCGAGCTCAAAAAAGAGCTCGCAGAAACAAAAAAAATCCTGGCCCAGTACCAGGAAGCGACAAAAAAGTCCTTCGAGGACGTCATAAATGAAATCGAAAAGGAGAAATTCTTATGAGAAAAAAACTCTTTTTGTTTGTGTTTTTGATTTTAGGTCTATGCATATTCGCCTTTCTCATTTCCGGTCCTTACTTAGCGGCCGACGATGGCCAGACAGACGATCCGCCCATCGAAGAACCAGGAACACCTCCGGTAGAAGAAGAACAATCGGAAGAAAAAGTGGGGTTTTTTGAGAACTTGATAATTGGCATCTTTGACTTTATAGCAAGTCCGCAGTTTACTAGAATTTGCACCGCTTTGGCGGTATTGCTGGCTGCTATATATCCCTTTGTCAAAAAATACTTATCGGCCAAAGCGCAAGCTAAATATCAAAACATCGTTAACAAATTACAAAATGCAGAGCAGGAGTTGGATAAGTATAAACAATTAGCTCTGCAGTATGCCGGAGCGGCCGATACAATGTTTAACCACGTCGAGGCGATTAAAGAGGCTTTGGTGCTCGGGTTTGACAAGTCAAATCTCCGGACGGACGTCAAGGACAAGATACTTGGCCGACTCAACTCGGTGCCGAAAATTGACCTTAAAGCTCTCGCCGTGGACGCCATCAAAAAGGTTGAGCCGGCAAAAGCAGCGGCAGAAAAAGACGTCCCGGTCGCAGAAATCATCCCGGAACCGCAAGAAACTCCGCCAACGACAGGGTGGTGATAACGAATGCCTAAAATCACAGGCTGGGAATACTTCAAAAAGCGATGGCTTTACTACCTGTCATATTTGTTTATCTACATCCTACCGAGCGTCATGATTGTCCAAAAACTAATCGTTGTTAAGACCAACACAGATTACGTCCGTATCAGTTTCAGCGGCTTCATCCTCGGCTTGGTTTATATTGCTTTTCTCGCCAAGCGGATCCGCGCCAAGATAGCCGCCATAAAGCCTGGCGCCATGCGGATTCTGATACAGACGGTTGCCAATATCATCCCGTTTTTGACTGTCGGTTTTTTGGTCGTTCTCGTCAAAAAGGCTCTCCAGGGATTTGATATCACTGTTTGGGCGATCTGCATATCGATATTTTTAGGCGGGATCCTGCAGGCCATCGAGTGGATTATTAACCGCCGGTTTTTGTATGCCCTGGAGATCGACGCTTTGGCCCGGAAGGAAGTCGACGCAGAACTGCGCAAGAAGGAACTGTTAAAGGAACTGGAGCAGGCCAATGAATAACGACTACATCAAAAATCGCGTGGCCAGCGTAGTCGTCGAGAAAAAGAAGTTGATTAGCAAGGGCAACATCGAGGCGCTGCTGAGCGGTATATTTGCCTTTTTCGGCTCCGTCTTTGCGGCAATCATTGTTACTGGTTATGACTTTGATCTGACCACGTTCACCAACCCGAAATTTTATCTGGCGACGGCCATCTCCTTTGGCATCATGATGTACACGTTCAATTTCGTTAAGCGCGTTGTTGTGGCGTCCAAAAAGAATGACAAGGTCGGCGATTACTACAAGGCAAAAGAACGCGAGGAGCGGATGATCAAGCACATCCGTGATAACCACTTGGAAAATGAGGTCGAGCGGATCGTCAATATCGAAAACGAATCCAGCCGGAAAGCCGCGGCGCAGGCCGTTTTGGACAAAGTTACATACGGACTTAGCATTGACCTGATCGAGGACCTTGACAACAAGGACAATCCCGCCGTAAATCAGGAAAAATTTTACGATTTTGTCAACAAGCGCGATCTTAGCAAACGAGCGATTAAAAAACTGCGCAAGGCGATCGCGGACGTCCTGCAGGGTAAATACCATTACGAGCGGATTGCGACGCATGAACTACTTGTCGATGTCACTCTAGACCATAAGCACGCCCGCCAGCTTAAGGTTAACGAATTAAAGCTCGACTTAAGCGAAAACCGCAGAAAGGCAATGATCTTTATTATCTCAACTGCCGTTACAAACGCACTTGTTTGGAGCGGCCTGTCGGAAAAGTTTTGGACGAGTTTACTAGGGCAATTGACTTTAATCATGTCGTCGATTATCAGCGCCTACATGGTCGCTACCAAGAGAGTTGATACCCTGACCCTAATCGCCCAAAATCGATGCGATTTTTTAAATGCCGTCTATTTCCCGGCGCCGGTCCTCGTTGCGCCACCTGAGCGGACCGCGTCTACACCTCAAGCCGCTTCTCACGCGGCCCCGCAGCAGCAGTCACAATCTATTAACCAGCAAAACTGGCAACCATCCCCCCATAATTTCACCTCCTAGCCCTCGGCTTTAACCGGGGGCTTTTTTTGTTGGAAAAAAATCGAAAAAAATTAAAAAAATGCTTGACAATACTGCCGAATGGCAGTATAATAGTAAGTGATAGGAGGTATAATCATGAAAAACTTTAAAAACATGGACGTAGAGGAATTCGTGGGGTATTTTAACATCGTACTCCATTCGAACGAAAAAAATCTGATTGTCAGATCTAACATCCCCACATGGAAAGCAAACGCCACTGTTTGCGTTGCCCGCCGATCCAGACCGGCTTAATATTCTTGTTGACATTATTCGAGAACTTAATCCGGAACAACAAGCAATTATATGGACAAAATACCATAAAGAACGTGATTATATCATTGATTATTTGAAATCCCAAGGTGAGTCATTTTCGATATTTGATGGAAAGCATAAACAGGAAGATGCTTTTAAACAAAAAAGAACCCGATTTTTGGTTGCAAATTTGCAGACTGGAAGCCGAATGCAAAACTTCCAAAACAGTCATTATCAAATCTTTTACAGCAACAGTTTTGATTATGATATTCGCATCCAAGCTGAGCGTCGAACTTGGCGAGCCGGTCAAAAACATAAATGTATTTATTACGATATCCAATCAAATACTGGGATTGAAAATTTGATATTTTATAGTTTGAGAAAAAAAAGCAATCTACTTAGAGATTTCCAGGACTTAAGCAGGCGATTTAATAAAAAATACCTCGAAGAATACTTGAGAAAGGAGTTAGCAATAAATGATACGGATAGGTCTGAATTTGAATCAAAAGCAATGTGAAATAAACGATTATTTGGCTAAAACGCCTGAAATTAAGAAAATAAAGATATTCTATTTTAAAACTCCGACCGAGTACGTATTGCCAGGTTATAATGTCGAATATATCGAATGGTCGGACATTATCATGTATAAGTTTTTTTATAGGTTACTTGAGGAGATACATGGAGACACCTTAATTGTTGTTGATGAACTGATGCGGACTCAAAACAGAAGCGATCTGACTTATAATTGTGCCCATCACTATCTTAATCAAACGCCACATAAAATCATTTTTGAATATTTCCCTATTATTGAGCAGAAAGAAGATTTTATGATTTTACTTAACTTTGAAAATAAGGACAAATATAAAGGGAAAGGATTTCAATATGAATTTTTAAAAGAAGAAGACATCAAAATGATTTCACGAAATGTTGAATTAGAAGTGATTGATGTGGAAACGACCGCAAAAGAGATTGAACTCTACGAGAAAAAGAAAGAAAATTTGTTTGCTAACCTCGGCAACAAAGATCCAGATATAATTCCGCGAAATTTACAGTTACTAGCCGGCGATTTTAAAAAGAAAGCAATAGAACCGGATAAGATATATGTAGCTCGCAACAAACGATTTAAGTTAGATAATGTTATATCCTATGACGAAGTCGTAAGTGGTGAATATATCGTTATAGATATGCATTATCGTCGGTTAAATTTAAATGATTTTCTAAAAAAGACTCAAGTTAATAAACTCCGTTATTTAACGACCGCGCTTCCGATTGACAAATTTTATATAAGCGAATTTAACAATTGGAGCAAAAATTTGGAGGACATTTATGCTAAAGCAAGTCTATATTGACAAGGATGTTCTTACTGCCACGAAAGAAAGGATATCGATGATTTTCGACGACTACGAAAATATCGTTGTATCCATAAGCGGCGGCAAGGACAGCACGGTTCTGGCTCACCTTGCACTTACCGAGGCGAATAAACGCAACAGGCGCATCGGGATATTCTTCCTTGATGAAGAAGTGGTATACGACAGTACTGTCAAGCGGGTCGAATACATGATGAACCTTTTTCCTGACAACACCATACCGTTATGGTTTCAAATTGAATTTCACTTAACAAACGCTACGAGTTTGATCGAATCTCAATTGATTTGCTGGGAAGCCGGTAAGCATAAAATTTGGATGCGGCCTAAAAAACCGTTCGCAATTCAACACAAGCCATGGCCGAAAGAAAAGGAAACTGTTCGTGACAAAAACAAAGGTTTTGGTTTCTATGACGCATTGGAAAATTTCCAAAACTCTCGGTATAATACTGCGTTTTTAATTGGTTTGCGCGCCACGGAAAGCCCTAATCGTTGGCGGGCGGTCTCCAAAAATCCCGGCCATAAAGACTGGTATTGGACGACCAAAATGAAAAACAACAACATAGCAGCTTATCCGCTTTATGACTGGAACTTTCACGACGTTTGGCGATATATTTACGACAATCAACTCAGATATAATAAGATTTATGACTATATGTGGAAAAAAGGCATGCATTTACAAGAAATACGAGTATCAAGTTTGATACACGAAAAAGCGTTTAAGGCGCTCGTGGAATTGCCGGAATTCGAGCCGAAAACATACGACCGATTGTTAAGACGAATCAACGGAATAAGCATTGGTCATATATACGGCAAAGACAACAAGGCAATGCGCGCCAGGAAATTACCGAAAAATTTTAAAAGTTGGCTGGAATATCGTGATTTTTTGCTTAAAACATATCCCGACGAATCGAAAAAGTGGATTTTTGAAAAACGATTTGCAAAACAGCTTAACAATAATTACGTCGCTCGGCAACAATGCCGGCAACTGATACTAAATGATTACGAAAACAACTTACCGATTGATAACCGGCCTGACCCGCGAGAAGAAAAAATCAAAAAGTGGAGGGAATTGTTATGAAACTTAAAACAAACAAAGGATACATTGATTTACCTTGCATGGACGTTGTTCTAGTGCCGACGGAAAAGGTGATAGCGAATAACTATAATCCTAATGCCGTTCCGCGCAATAACATGATGTTATTAGAACGTTCCATACTCGATAACGGTTTTTGTTTCCCGATCGTGACGATTTATGATGAAGAGATTGACAAATACGTCATCGTTGACGGATTCCATCGTTATATGATACTTAAGGACTGGTTGCAAGCCGAACAAATCCCCATTGTCGTATTGAAGCACGACATGAAAAAGCGCATGGCTGCGACTGTCCAATTTAACCGTGCTCGCGGTGTACATCAAGTTGAGCTGATGGGCGATCTGGTTCGGGCGCTTGTCGAACAAGGCGCGACGGACGACGAAATTGCAAAGCACTTGGGAATGGAATTGGAAGAAGTGTTCCGACTCAAGCAAATTACAGGAATCGCAGAATTGTTCAAGAATCAACCTTATTCAAAATCTTGGATTATGGTTGACATAAACGAGGAGGATATACGTGAATAAATGGAATTATGGTGACGCTTACAAACGATATCCTCTAAGCAACGAGCCGTATGTTTTCCCGGACGGGAGCATCATTAAAGTTCATAACATTTTCGACCCACTTCCTGAATTTATGAAAAAAGCAGATTTAATCTTTGTGGATCCTCCATGGAACTTAAGTAATATAAACACGTTTTATACAAAAGCAAATAGGAGGGATTATCTTGACAACTTTGAAATGTTTTACAAGCGGCTTTTTGAATGCATAAAAGAAATAAATCCGCGAACTTGTTATGTTGAGATAGGGAAACAGTATCTAGCGGATTTTATTATCGAAATGAGAAAACTTTACAAATACGTTACATTTTACAACAGTACATATTATCGCGATAATAACAGACTTTGTTATGTTATTCGCGGATCGAATAATGCTAAAAAGCCGTCTCTAGACGGTATGGACGAAGAAGACATCATAAAATGGGTATGTAAGAATGAAGATTATAGTTGCATTGGCGATCTTTGTATGGGACAAGGGCTAGTCGGAGTTAATGCTTATAAAAACGGCAAAAGATTTGTTGGAACTGAGCTTAATCATAAACGATTATCTGTATTAGTTGAAAAAATTATGACACTAGGAAGGAGCACAAATTAATATGCCTAAATTTCATGAACTTTTGAAAAAGGCCCGTTTGGCGAAAGGATATACCCAAAAACAGACCGCCGAAAAAGTCGGGGTCACGCTCGTGTCGTATCAAAGATGGGAGTACGACATGCGGATTCCCGAAAGCCAGTATCTGCTCAAATTGATAACCGTCCTCGAACTCGATGCCGTCGAGGTCAGCCGAAGCCTTGAAGATGCGGTAAAAACATAGTCAGGGACTAGTTCTTGACTATGTTTATTTTTAAATGTTGTATTGTTTATCATAGACGGACATATATGTAAAATAACACAACAAAAATGAGCCGTCACAAAATAAATTCGATACGTTCAATTTTATTGTCCTGGATATAAATTTTTTTGATAAACAATGTAACAAATTCTTTTTTCCGTTGCAGCGTTAAGGAGTTCCATTCATTCAAAATATTCATTGCGATTTTCTGTTCTTCCTTGGCGCTAAAGATTTTTTCCAGATCGGCAATTTGCCGATCTGTTTTTTTTATATTTTCATTTATCTGCGCTATTATGAGATCCATCTCCGATAGTAGTAGAGTATAAGATTTGTTGTCGATTTGATTATCAACAAGTAGGAACTGTAGTCGTTTTTTTCGATCGAGCTCTCGTTCCAAGTTTCGAGATAAAACTTTTTTTTCATTTTCCAACTCCTCTATCTTCGCCTTATTTTTTTGTAGATCAATTTCTAAATCGTTTTTCACAAACGACGACAAAAAATCAATAAACATTTTTTCCATATTTTCCACCCGTATGAGCGATTGCATACACCACCCTAATCCTCTGTTGCGACAAATATATCTGTAGTAATATTTTCTAATCCCATTTTTTCTATTGAAAAACCCTATGTGTGTAAACATAGTGCGTCCGCAAGAACATTGTATTTTCGCGGCAAAAACAAATATATCCCTTGCGTATTTTTTGCAGAAACGCGTTGCATGCGCTTCCCGAATTTTCTTGACTCTCAAAAAGGTCTCATTATCGATTATCGGCTCGATGTTTATGGCCTTTACAAGTGTCGGCTTAATGTTTTTCACTTTGCTCTGATCGCCGTATACAAAATATCCGCGATATATTTCATTTGATAATAGGCGTATGATTGTCGTGGTCTGGAATCTTACTCCGCTTTTCGTGCGATACCCCAACGAGTTAAATTTTTTTGCGATTTGATAATATCCTTTTCCTTGCAAATATAACTCAAATGCTTTTTTGATGATCGGGGCTTCCAATTCGTTCGGGGTGTATCTCCCGTCTATGTAATCATATCCGAGAGGGATCCACCTGCACCAGTATTTTCTTTGCTGTATCGCCTTTTGCTCTAAGACGTCCGCGACCCGTTCCGATATCGTCTCTCGCTCCCACTCGGCCAGGACGCCAATCATGTGGACCATCATTCGCCCCGATGCCGTCGAGGTGTCGAGATTTTCGGTGAGCGATGTAAAGGCTATGTCACGCTTGGCAAAAAGATCAAGCATTTCCAACAATAGCCGTAGGTTCCGGATTAGGCGATCAAGTTTGTAAACTACGACCATCTCTATGCCCTTGCCCCCGGCCTTTATGTCCTCAATTAATCGCTGCGCCTCCGGGCGGTTTAAGTCTTTGGCCGAATAACCGTCGTCGATGTAGATGCCGGCGATTTCATAGTCGTGAAGCTGGCAGTACTGAATCAACTTGTTTTTCTGCGCCTCGATTGAAAAGCCTTCTTTAGCTTGCTCTTCTGTCGAGACGCGTATGTAAAGCGCCGCTTTCATGATTCATCATTTCCTCCCCTGTCATGCTTGACGTAGATTTTCCAATGCGTTTCCGAAACTCGTTCCATTTGATAAATTAAGCCTCCATTGTATTGGAGGCTTTTTTGTTTTTTGTACTGTTCGATTTCGTCATGCTGTTTCCGCAGTAGGCTAGCAACGCTTAAAATTTCGTTTGCTTTTGTGATTAAGGCGGCGTAAATCTCCTCAAACATGCCTCCTCTATACCTCCTCTTATTGCTTTGATGCCTTGGTTGCGGTTTTATCCCCCTCTCCGTAGCGAGCCAAAAAACTCTTAGCGATATCCTCTATAACTTTTTTGTCGGCGTCTGGTAACCGTAGAAAAGTATTGATAAAGTTTTTATGCTTAAGATATAGCCGGTAATGTTGACAATGGTTTATCAGTTTTTTCGTTAGTTTCAATGTTAATTTCGGTTTTTCATATCCAAGCAAATAATCGGTTGTAACGCCAAAATATTTCGTAAGCACTTTTATATATTCTTCCGTGAAACTTGTTTGACCATTTTCCAAGCGTGATAACGTTGGGTTGCTTATATTGACTTCAGTTTCTAATTCTCTTAAAGTCAACCCTCTTTTCTTTCGTAAATATCTCAATCTATTTCCCATTTATAAATTTCTTATCCTTTTTACAATATTTAACAACATTATAATATTATTTTTCAAAAACGAAATACTTTCTTCAAAAATGAAAAAAAAGTGTTGACATCGTAAAAATATTGTGTATAATATAGTCAGCGGTGCTTCAAAAATGAAGCGTTGTTTTTGAAGAAAGGAGACAGACATGAAAGAACTAAAATCGCAAGGTGTTAAGGTCGTACCGCTCACGAAACCATTTTTTGCAGTCGTGCACAAAAAGGCGGGCAAGTACATCGCCAAGTATACCGATCGGTGCTATCTGGCCGGGGTAAACCCCGGCAAAGGGAGACCCGTCCGGATCAAGCAGTTTGTCGGCGGTCCGGACACACTCGAAAGGGCAAAAGAGTTTTTGAAAAACAACAACTAGCAACAACCTCTAAAAGCTTCTCATACTATCTCCTCCTATTATCAAGCGTTCGACCTGGGCACGTCGAAAAACTGCCCACCAAAATAGGAAACAATGAAAGGAGTTAAAATATATGACTAAATTAGACATTTTGGAAGTCTTGGAAGAAGCCAAGGAGTTTCTCCAATACATCGACGAC